TTCCAGCACCACCAACCCATCTATATTGTTCGGAACCCAGGCACAGCATTCGGCAAATCCAGCCGTGCTAGAGGGAAACAGCGGACTATAGCGGTATTCGTACGATTCAAGGTCGTACTTATCTTCCATTACGGTCCCCGTTTCCCGCTCAACCGCAACCTTTACAGGCGGCTTAGCAACAACCATGATTTTGCCCATCCACGGATTCTTTGCCGAAACCGCGGCAGAATACTTTGCATCTTTGAGCATCATAGACGTAAACCGCATCTCAATGTAGTCCACGGCATTCACATCGCATACTTCCGCTTGAAGCTGCATTTGGCAGTAATAATCAGGTGGAATAATACCATTGAGCTCACGGGTGATGGGCGACTTGATTTCAACAAGCCGTCCGCACCGGGGTCCGCTGGTAATAATACCATCAGGCGACGCTGCTAAACGCGGCAGAAACGGATGCCGAATTCGTCCTAAACCGTCAAATACTTCGCCTTCGGCGAAACACCGCTCGTAAAGGTCACGTACAACCGGCTCAAATCGCCAACCCCATTTGAACGCAGATAACTTACCTTCGGCATCAAAGGTGTATACGGTCTGCGACGTCGCCGCTTGCTCGTGCTCATTCACCACTACCGGCGTTCCGCACTTCTTTGCGGCAACCAAACCTTTTCCATTTGCGGTTCCGTATACCACACTACCGAACTCGTGACCTGTTAGAAGTTCCAGGGTTTCATTGTGCCATTGTGCAGATTTCTGTGCGGATTGTGGCAACTCTTTGAGACGCTTTACATTTTCAGGACGTGCCTCTAAATTTTTTAATGCGACCTCTTGGCAAAACAGAAAATACTCGTAATAAACCGCACGGAGAATAAGAATTGCGTCGTTTTTCGCACGCGTAGATTTAAAGGCATTATCAATGAAGAATTTATTCGCCTCATTCATCTCATTATCTATCCAATCGGTTAGGTCATACTCATCGAGAAGAAGCGGCGGATCTGCTGATATCCAATCATCCAACCATAAAATGGATGCGGAGTAGGGCATTCCTATATTAGTGGACATTTTTATGCATCACTTGTTCCTCGTTTCTTGGTTAGACGATGTACTTCAATTTTGAAGGACGCCGAGTGTGTTGGATCTCCATCGCGTATTATTTTTAAACCACGGATACTTAGAATCTTTCCCTCCTCATAAACGAGCTGTTGCTTTGTATTAAGAAGTTTGGAATCATTTGCCTTTACTAATGCCTTATTGAGATTCTCCTTCTCCTCTATGGATAGTCCTGGATACGATTCAGCAAATGTACGTAGTTTTTGTAGCCGGATTCCACGCTCTAATCGTAACCAAGGCTTGGTGGTAGACGCCGCGTGCGATTCTGCTTCAAAGAAGTTTGTAAGGCGTCCCATTAATGTCGTGGGAGCAGGTGCTATTACTTCGGCGCCTGATATATCCGCAATCGGCGGAACAGTCGTGGATACATCAGCAATAGCCGGCTTTACTGGCTCTGACGGACTAACAAGTGGTGACGGGGGAATTACGGGCAATGGAGATGATGCACGCTTCACTCGTCTTGTCTTTACACGAAACATTTCCTATTATTATATTTAATGCGCCAAAGGTTTAGACTCCTTACAAGTTCTTATATTTGTGAGGCGCTCAAAGCGGTATAGTTCGCATAGAAGAACATTACTAATGATAGAATGGACGGCGACTCAGCAGAATCCCGATGGGATGCTTACGAACGGTCAAAGCGGTACGGCTATCCTGGTCTTCGCGACCCTACACTTCTACCACCAAGTTGCCCCGTAGTACGAGTACGTAGAGAGTATAATGCACGCGATGCGATTAATAGCCGTGCTTGGGATTTCTTCCACGCGACTCCACCCACACAGGTATCATCCCATAATCTTGAGCGTAGCCCTCCGGCATATATGGATATGAATCCGATTGCATCTCGTACAAATACGGTTCAGTACCGTAACCAACCGGAATATATACCAAATCCTGAGCGTGGTCCGGCAACATCGGATTCTTTAGGTGTAGCACCGCCACCAGGTCCTATTACCCCTCCAGCGAAGATGATGTCGAAGAATCCGTATATGCAGCGTTTGGATGCGGAAGGTGAGGGATCGCGTAATATTGTACGTGAAATGAAGGCGGCGGTCTACGAGGATAATCGTGAGTTAGCCACAGATACGGACCGGTCCCTTACACAGCGGCAGTTCCAGGACCGTTGGCTACCACCGAAAGCGGCAGCCGATATTCAGTCACTCCAAGCATATGAACTGTTGCGACCAAAGCAGGACGATTGGCGACACAAATAAACATAGTACATTCTAAGAAGGATGTCATCGCCGAAGTCTCCATCAAAAGCACTTGCGGAAGCACTTGCTACAGATCCTATTTACCAGGCAATGTTAAAAGGCAATGCAAAATGGGGAAATATTGTAGAAGCCAATAAGCGTAATAAGACGCGTAATAATAAATCTCGCCCCGCGTCGCCAAAAAACAATACACGGAAAAACTCCAAGAATGTTGCGGAAATATTAGACGGTTTTAAAGTGCCGGATCTCAAACTACGGAAGGGCATTTGGGAGAATTTCCCAGTCGCATTAGTGCCGCTGGACGATGGTAACGGCGTGGACCGTTACGGTGTTGCGTGGCATAATAAGAATTTACGGGAGTGGAAGGATGCTAGATCTAAGAGTGCGAAAGAGAAGGCAAACTATCAGCACTGGTCCGAAGTGCGACTACTTCATTCGGTCAGGCAGTATCCTAAACAGTATAAGATATTGCCAGCACGCAACCCGAGCCAGCTATTTGTGCTGGAGATGGTGTTTAAAAAGAAATAAACGGTCAAGCGAAGAGTATTTTTGACGGTATTACCGCCATTGATATCATACGGAACACAAGTATAAATACGAAGATGTTGCCGAGCATAAGTTCAAACGATGCCAAGGGGACCGTTGAATCATTATATAATACAATGCTCTTCATGACTTCAGACATACTCGGAAGCCCATCGGCTTTCTCGTACTCTGTAAATATACAGCGTTTGTAGACCCGCTGTGAGCCGATGATGAATAGTAGTAATATTAAGATAAAGAAGCACTCGTGAAAGTTCGTTGAAAACAGGGCACCAAAGATGACTAGGGAGCATAGTACAAAGTGCCATATGCGTATCGCCCACGCAAGTAATACAGCAAAGACCCCCATCTTATTATATCCCAACAATTAACTAAATGAGACAACCACCTCGCACTCGTGGATGTTCACCTTCTTCATAGCGGAGGTGGTGAGCTCGCAGCGCTTTTTACGGGACGACTTGACCGACTCCGCCACCGGTGGCGTAGCGACGGAAATATCGGAGCCGGCTGATGAGCCCGCACCCGCCGACACACCAGATGCCACACTATTTGTTAGAGATTCAGACGCTCCCGCGGATACCGTACTATTAGAGCGGGAATAGTGCTCCTTGAGCGTATTATTCATATCCTTTTCAATAGATTCACGGTTTGTAAGAACATAGTCGTAAATCTCCTTCTCAATGAACCAACGGAAGAAGTTGAGCTGACCAACAGTGGTAACAAAGGGGGTCTGACCGCGTGCCTCAAACTGAATACGTTCACGGCGGCAAAACGGGTCAAAAAGACGCTTGGAGTAGGCATTGAGTTCACGCTTGTAGTTGAAATATACAAGAAAATGGCGATTTTCCTTGGTAAAAGACGTATTCATCTTCTTAGCGTAGTTGGTCACGAAATAATCAACTAGACGTAGGCTGATTTCGGAGTTGCCTTGTAGAATCGATAGTAACTTCTCTAGGTTGCCCGGAATGGTATAAAATTCCTGTAGCCATAGGACGACCTGGTCCTGCTTGCATAGTACGCGCTTCTGGTTCTTAAAGGTGACCGCACGGCGCTCCAGTCCTAACGGACCAAGGGACCCAAGGGGACCAGCCGGGCTTAACGAGTTCATTAGTGTAGGATGGTCTGACTCGGTCATCGTGTTCTAAGCATAGAAAAAGAACATACATTTTAAACCCTAGCAGAACATAGATCGTTCAGTCTTTATAAAATCCACAGATGCCTAAGTAGGAAGGGCAGATGTCAGTAACTGTTTTTTTGGCAAATAAGGGTTTCACCCTGCCTATCACGGAACTTGATGAACGCCGACGTGAGGCGTACTTCAAAAATCCGGCGGATACAAAGAATAAGTTACTGCCGGAGGAGGATAAGATTTTGAAGGCATTGGGTATTAACTTGGAGAACGCACAGTGTTTGATGCCGCATTTAGCAAACTTTTTTAAGCATTTACCAAAATGTCAGTCGGATTCCAGTCTTGTATTAGCGAAAGAATGTGAAACTGTACAGTTTGTATTGTGGGAAACGTTATTTGCGGCACGTTCACGCAGTCAGGATATGTACGATGAGAATTGGAAGACAAAGAAGCCGTTGGCGGATATATCGGCTGCGATTAACAAACAGATAATTAACGATTTAAAACCGAAACCTGAATCGCTGAACGATGTTGACAGACTATTTAAATTAATAATGAAAGCGTCCATTCCCGGTAAAGAAGTAACTCCGGTTGACAAACTATTTACACTGATTGTGCCGAGTAAGATGGGCGAAAATCCGCAGCCGTTAGCACCATCGCCCCCAGGGTCAGGTGTATTTGTAGGACCTACAGCACCACCAGCGGATAAGTCTGCAACTCCCATACCTCCATCTGGTACTAAAGGAACGGATGGTGCCTTTGGTGCTAAAGGTACAGCAGGTAATGCAGGCACGGCTAAAGTTGCGGCGGCTGGTCCAGCAGATTCAGGTTCGGCAATTACAGCACCATCTGTAGTATCATCGGTTTCATCATGGACTGGCACAGCACGACCAGGAAGCACAATCGGTGCTAGAACTCCTGAAGAGCAAGCCGCAATCACAGCACGTCTAGCACCCCATAACGATGAGGTACGGGCGGATATAGCAAGGCGGGCGGCAGAAGAAGCAGCAGCCGCGGCGGCACCACCACCAGGCGGATGGACTGGAACAGCACGACCAGGAAGCACAATCGGTGCTAGAACTCCTGAAGAGCAAGCCGCAATCACAGCACGTCTAGCACCCCATAACGATGAGGTACGGGCGGATATAGCAAGACGGGCGGCAGAAGCAGCAGCAGCCGCAGCAAAAGCAGCTGAACCCCCGCCACCACATGATCCATTAAGTGTTTTACCAACAATTGAAGAGATTAGTACACAATGTGCTAAAAAGAAAGTGAAGGCAAAGGGCAAGGATGGTCTTCCGCTCAAGGAGTCTTACGTTGATCAATTTATTCGTTCATTGTACTTCTTTTACTGTATTAAATACCAGCAAAAACTTAAACTTAGTACTAAGTTTGACAAGCCTGTGATATTAGATAGATTAAAACGTTTCTTACAGGAATGGCAAACGGCATTAACTGCAGATAGGGATGGTACTTTTGCGTTTTTAGGACTAAATCCAACGGAAGAAGAGAGACTCAATAAAATATATATTGCGTATCAAAATGCTGGTGTAGGACCAAATCCAGCATTAGTATACGATTGTAATAAACTTGTAGAACAAGCCGCAGGCCGCTTGAATAGATTTATTCCATATGTATTAATGTCTGATAAACAGCGCATATATAATTCTGAGTTCAGTATGTGGTCTGCGCGTTTTACAGAGCCAGACGCAAATGCTCCTACAAATCTCAATGATGTTGGTGTACTAATTTA